CCCAATCCGCGAACCGTGTTGGTCGTACAAGTGAGCAAGAACAATTCAAAAGCCAGCAAGCATATGAAGTTGGCATCCAGAAAAAAGATGATAGATTGAGAGATGAGCATTATGAACTTAATCACAAAATCTATGATGAATTCCCAAGACAATCACAATGAAGATATCGAAAGATTATTTGAAAAATACCTAATAATAAATAAAAAGAGCGGAATCCCAGTGACCGTAGAGGAACTAGAAATATTTATTGTAGAATTAAAAGCAGCCACTGCCACTTAATGCTATACAAATAAAATATAAGAATCTTTTATTGTATCGAAATCTTTTATGGCCATCTTTTTGTAGCTATTGGAATCCAACGCTATAAACTCTTTTTCGTTATATTCATTGATACACACAGCATGCGACATATTAGTCGCCTGGATGGATGCGATTATGGGGTGACCTGTAAATATCTTAATTCTAAAATTCCCAAGAGAGTTTCTGATTTTCCTGTATTTGCGTATGTACCCACGCTCTTTTAAATATTTCAATACTTCTATGGTAGATACGCTTCTCCAAGGATCGTACTTGTCGTACCTTTTGAGAAGTATCGCCTTGTGAATCTCTGCTCCTTTTAAATTACCGAGCTTGCCTATCACCAATAAAGCGTGCAAACATGCATATACACTACATGCATTAGATGAGCCTTGCTTCAATTGTTTAACTTTCTTTATTCTATGAGAATCTGGCACGGATATGGGGTAAAATATTCTTTTAATTATATTATTTAGCCAAGCTGGATAAAGTATGATTTTGCGTTTGCCTGTTTCAAAATCAATATTATGCAATTCATACAACTCCTTCAGTCTTTTGTGCGGGTTGGTGTTGTACCCAACAAATCCTGCCAAGCTACGTGTCATTATTTTATCTTCTACATTGATAGGCTCCTCAGTAATTATTTCATAATGGACGTGAGGGGCCGAAGTTGCCGTACCAGTATTTCCTGTTACAATAATTTCTTGCAATCTTGAAACATCATCGCCCACTTTAACAAGGAAAGCTCTATTGTGAGCAAATACATGTATATCGCCAGTAGCGTGATGCTTAATATACATACAGCGCCCCATCTGCTTCTGATCAAGAATTCTAACAACTGTACCAGTAATAGGCGAAAGAAGCACGTCACCTACATCGTATCTCAAATCTCGCCCTGTATGACCCTTTTTGGAATGATATATGCTGCGCTTTTTTCTGTAAGGATTCTTTTCAAATTGCGCTACATTTTGTGGGAGTGCTTTTTTCACAAGAAATTCTTATGGTGCTTTCACCTTAACATGTCCCAAGATAAATGTATAATATGGCCCTATGTTTGATACAGAATTAAAAGCTGAAACCAAACCCAACGATACTCTTATAGATCAAGTTAGGTATATTTTAAGGACTGCCAATCCTCAAAATGATACAGATTTAGCTACAAAGGTATGGAACGAATTCTATAGCAATATCCTCAACGGTAGCGGAAAAAGAAAATTCATTTATCTATCTGATATGCAGCAACTGCCAAAGCAGGCCACTATCGCTAGATGTAAAAGGAAGGTGTTGCAGGAGTGAGATTCAATGAAAGATTCCTTGACTTTCGTTTTTTGTTTGTGTATTATATTTGCAATGAATAATTTAATTACACACAAGAAAGGAGAAAATTGGACGACTAGTAATTTGGTCGCCGAAAAACTCAAGAAGAGTCACTTCCACGTGCTGGAAAAGATTAGAAAGCTTTTATCCGATCTAGACAAATCGACCATCGAGAATCTGACAGTGAAAAAAGACTAGAAATAATTGATTTTAGAAAAGTATATTTCTGAAAATGGACATACTTACGAAAGATACAAAATGAATAAACCAGCGTTCACTCTGCTAATTATGCAAATGTCCGGGAAGAAAGCATTTGATATCCAATGCATGTTTAATGATGCATTCTATGATATGGAGCGCTATATACTAAAACTAGAAAATTCACAATTCAAGGCCGCAAGAGAACAAGGGAAGATTGCAAGATCCGAAGTTACAGACTCAATCAAGGATCTCGTAGATCATGCAATAAGCCAAGGAAGTACAAATGCCAAGTTTTATTATTCAACACTTACGAAAGAAACATACAAAGCATTAGGCTATCTTGCCAAAGGCGAGAAGGTAGGTTCTGAATTCAGGAATCATCTTGATAATTTCCAGCTCGCAGAACTATTTATTGCTGAAACGCTGGCATCAAGAGTCATAGAACAAGGCATAGAAGCCAATTTACATTACAAGGAAATATATCTGCTGGCAAAGCAAGAAGTATGTACATTTGGAAAATCACAACTACAATTTAAATTCAGCCCCTTGACACCCGCTGCTATTTGTGATACTGTATGATCTATTAATTAAAAACTACTACATGTTTGTAAAAATCTTACTTGCCACAGTTGTAATTATTGCATTCCCATTTATTGGATTTTGGAGTATGGCAATGTGCCTATTCTTTCCTTTGGTAGTAATGGGCTTAGAAGAATTAACTTCTAGATAATTTTTCTTTGGCCTCAATTGTTGATTGCGAACGGCTATGCAAACTTATAGGCTCCCCTGTTGATTTCTCACCCTTTGGAGCTTGCAATAATTTCTGTTCTTGCGGGGTTAAAGCTTTTTCAACGAATTCTTGCGTTGCTTTCTGAGGAGCAATCCGAGCAGCCTCTTGAGCTTCTATAGTTGATCCCGTCTTTGCTGGCAACTCTACTGTCTCAGTAGATTCAATTTTAGTTGAAGATCCTTTTTTGGGAGACTCCAAGAGTCTTTGTTTAGCTTCTGGCGATTTCATCCATTCTTTCACCTTAGTAAATGCTACAGGATCTTTATCTTTTATTGCCTTAAGAATAGTCCTTCTAACAATAGGAGAAACGCTTCTTTTCATTAATAGGTCTGCTATAACGTTTCCACCAACTGCTCCAAGGAAAGTCCCTACTGGCCCTATTGACGTTCCACCAATTGCCCCTATAGTACCAAACGCATATTTACCCAACCGTCCTCCCTTTAATGTATTTCCATCTAAGGATTCAAGGAATTTAGACGCTTCCAACACATCCCCGATTTCTCTATTAAGTTGAGCAACATCATCTAACCCAGCTTTTTTCGCGGTTTTTTCAATACTCTTTTGGGCTGCTTTAGCAATAGCATAATTCACATCACCTTTTAATGGTTGCGTAAAATCAAATTTGGAATCTTTCCAGCGAGCAGATTTAATCTCATTGACTGTGCTTAAAAGCATTTCTTCTCCATATTCTTTTTTATAATTATTGAATTCACGTCTAATTTCAGCCTCTAACTTTGCAGCTTTCCCGCTCGCAACATTCTCCTTGGTTCTTATATCCTCAATAACTTTCTCCATAAATTCAGCCGTTTTGATTGGAGCTGTTGTCTTTTCTGCTGCGGCTACTGCCTCCTGTTGAGCTTTTACATAAGGTTCGATTTTCCCTCTGAGCTCAATAGCTTGATCCATTGTTGAGAATTTAGTGCCTTCCGTCTTAGGAATAATTCCTGATTCTGCTAATACTCTTTGCGGAGCTCTTCCAGTCGTTCCAGATTTATCCATTTTAAGTGTCCTGGCTTCTGCTGCACGCATCTTTTTGACTCCTGCCTTTGTAGCTCCAGACCATTTATAATAATCTTGCTCTAAAGCATTAATAGCCTTTTTAGTTGAAGGTAGTACTTTTCCTGCCATCTCACCAGCAATTACCCCTGCAGATCCTGCTGTACCTTTAAGGCCTTCCGCAAATGGCCTAGTAATACTTTTTACGCCCTCTAAAGCTGAACCTATCGTTCTCCCCGTCAATGGAGCAGTCTTGGAAGCTAATCCTTCTAAATCTGATATTATTGTCTTCACTTTACCTAAATCCCCCTTCTTCATTGCTTCATTAATCAATCCATAAGATTTAGCCTTGGCTGTTTCTAAACTTTTGTATTTTCCTACATTCTCAGTTGCTTTTATTAAAAATAAATTAGTAAGATTCGCCATTCCTTCATCTATAACAGCTTCTTGCTCAGGAGATAACTCAACCCCTGCCCCCTTTAGAGCATTCTTGAATTGACCCGATCCCGCTTGTGCAACTTCACCTATTGCAGCAAAAACAGGTTGAGCAATAGCCTTCAATGGCTCTACAGACTCTATCGTCCCAGTAACAGGACTAAAAGCCCCTTCAAGTGTCCCACTTACTGTCTCTGTAATTCCTTCCCCTGCTATTAAGCCACGCTCTTCTGGCGATAATTTTTGTTCACTATATTCTTCTGGCTTTTTTATTCCATAAAATTGCCTATATCCTTCCAACTCTGCAGTATCACCAGTGACTGCTGCTCCAACCTTTTGTACCCCTTCGCCACCCTTTAATACGCCCGCCTTTACTGCTTCCGCTACATTCCCTGCCAATTCGCCAGCAGGGCCTTGCTGAACTCTTTCTATGATCGAAGGAGCTTTTCCTCCAACATCAGGGACAGCAGTATATCCGGGAATACTTGGGGCAGCACCAGGTGCGGGACCTGTTGCTGATTTATATTGAGGATATTTTTGCGAAATCATTTCTGCTAGTTTCCCCTCATCTTGTCCAGCCTTCAAAGCTCCTAAGACCTTTTCTCTTTTAGCAAGATCAACAGTATTGTCCTCTAAATATGATTGTATTGTTTGATTTGGCATTATATATCGTCTAAAGAATTAATATGTGAATCATTTGCAACAGGAATACTATATCCACCATAACTATCAGCAACCTCCACGGTCCCACCAAGTTCATTGAGTTGACCCATGTAATTAGTTACATCGTAATCTGAATTATTGAATCCCTCGACGTATCCTTGAGTCTTTGATTTTAACATTGATCGAACTTGTTCCAGTTTACCCAAAGCAACATCCCTTGTATCAGTATTCTTTGGTAACATTTCTCTATATTTTATTTCATCTTCTTTTCTCAAGACTCCACCTTCCATATATTTACCAATCAATTGAGAAGCTAATCTTACTTCTGCATTCATCACCTGTTTATTTGTATCATACCAAGCTAGAGGGTTGATTACATCAATATTTCCCCAAATTGGATCAAACGACCCAGCCCCTGATTGTATTGTAGATTCTAATTTATCCAATGTCCCAGGCAAGAACTTAGCATCTTCGAGCATAACCACCTGATTAGGAGGTAACTGCTTTTTCTCTTTAACTTCTGCCTCTTCCTCTCCTGCCAAAACATCTTCTTCAGCCCTCTTTCTTGCAGCCTCAGCACCAACACCTTTATCGATCCATTCTTGCGTCCTTCTCTCGACTTCATTGTCTGGTGTCGCTGCGATACTTGCTGCTGAAAGCTTATCAGCATATTCTCCTTTTAGAGTAGAATCTGTAAAACCCCAGTCATCTCCATACTTCTGATTTAATTCATCCACAGTCAATGTTCGAGTACTCCATTTACCGTCTCCACGATAATTCCATCCTCCAGCCACTACCGTATTAGTTATAGGATTAAAATTTATGACAGTTTCCATGTGACCATATGTTTTCCCGCCATGCTTTGTAACTAAACCATTCCCCACTACTGGATTGCTCCTTTTAGTAACGAATGACATCTTGTTGCCAGGCCCCGTATTGAAACCATTTCCAACATTTCCTCCATTAGTTATATCGTTATAACCCTCCCCGCATTCTCTAATATTATCTCCACCTATTTTACTTCTCTGGCTTCTGTTTGTGCCTCCTTGAAAAAATATGTCTTTATATGCACTTTCGGGTACTTGGCCCGTATATTCCGTATTTTCAGCTTGTGCAATTTGTAAATCTAATTTAGCTTTTTGATATTGTAAATGCTCTAAAGTTCCTGGACGTGGACCTTTCCCCAAGTTTGCAGCTTCATATTCTGCGACCTTAAGTTCAGCTTCTTTCATCCTCATGTCAGATTGGTACATAGGATTCATATCGTTCGGTATATTCATCGCCTGCGCAAAAGTCGCTAACTGTTCTGGTGAATAATTTCCTGATTTAGCTAATTTGCCAAAATCTGATACTTTTTGTGCTTCTTCACCTCTTATTCCTTGGATCTTTTCATCAAATCCAAACTTGAGATCATCAAGTTTAATAGCTTTTTCTTCTAAATTTAATTGCTTATCAGTCCTTATATTCTCAGCCCCTTGGTAGTAATCAAGCGCTACCTCAGTTGGAATATTTAATGATTTCGCCATCCCCATTATACCTTCTGTGGTCATTGTGGCACCTGTGTCCACCATACCCGTAAACGATGCTATGCCCTGCCTTGTAGCCTGCCCTGCCAAACGAGCCTCTTGGTTAGCTTGCGTAAGAGAATTTAGATAATTGGACCTTGTTTGGTCAATTTCAACTTGTGCAGCAGCCAAAGATCTTCCTAATGAAGTCGCGAGTGCATCATTGCCATCTTCTTGTGCTCTTTTAAGCTGTAATTGCAAATTATCTCTTTGGGCCTGAGCCGCATTCATTCGTGTAGAATTCTCCACAATTCTTTTATCCATTTCAGTAGTGAATTCCTTTGAAATAGTAGGAGCTGTACCACTCATTGCCCCCTCACGTCCTTGGGCAAATGCTGCCGCTGTAGCACCTGTCGCACCTCGCGCTTGTTTTTTGAATCTTTCAGCTTCAGCCACATCTAGCTCTTTTTGTCTTGCCTGCTGCTGTGTTAAATAGCCTGTATCTTCTTGTTGACGCTTTTTGAATTTGCCCACCACCTCTTCAATTGAAGTGGATGGTTTATCTTCTTCACCGTAAACACCATACCTTTCCCCAACCGCCACACCTTCTTTCAAACCCTTTTCTACTAATCCTTCTTGGGCCAGCCTATCTCGATTTTCTAATTCTTCTGCTGATAATTCCTCAAGAGGAGTTGCTGTATCTGCAGGGGATGGTGTAACTGCAACATTAACCGCTGCTGCAGATACTCCTGAATTATCTCCTGGAGCATTAACTTCCGTTGGAGGAGTTCCAACACCTTCCGTCAACTTCAAAAATCCTGCTTTAGTCTTCGTCCCTTTCTCTTTTTGTTTAGACATAGTATTAAACCCCGAAGCCGTAAAAGTTTGATTTCCTTTTTTCATAGTTTCTGTCAAAGGTATGGTAGTGCCAGGATAAGTAGCAACTTTCGGCTTTTTTAATTCCTCATATGATTGTGGCATATTTTATTTATTATTGTATTGCTTCTAATAATGCAAAAAGCGAAGACGTTCCAGTTTCCGTATAAGTGTAAGTGAACCCTGCCGTAGTAAACCCAGAAGCTGCACCAACAATATCATTTCCCTCGGTGGGGTCCTCAACTATAGATCTTGTATCGTCTGAGGTTACCGCCCCTGCTGCTGCATTATCATACGTCATTCCTACCCCAGAATCAATCGCTCCTGCAGTTACTAATCCTGCCGATATAGACGAATTACTTCCACCCGTTTGCACTCCTGAAACTCGTATAACTTCTGGCTTGAACCATGTTATATACTGCCTTGTCGTATTTGCAGTAATCGCTGCACCTGTTTCTTTTATTAATACCCTCTTTTGCCCTTTTTCTATTTTTAAATTAGTAGTATCTTCCGCCCTTCCAACTCTATATGTGAAATCTGTTGGGGCTGTTACACCATCATAGAAACTAGAAGGTGCAGTTGGAGTAATTACTCCCGGAGTTGCTGAAAGATAATAAGGCAGACCAGGCGTTAAACTTAATCCTGGAACAGTATCCCCATAAACATCACCAGTGGCATTCGCTGAAATATTGGCTCTCGCGAATCCTACAAATGGCCATGTTCTGCCCCCCCAACTAGCATCTGTTGGACAAAGACCCATCCCAAGTAAAACTAATTGAGTATTAAACCAAAAGAATGGTGTCGCATTTGTTGCAGAATTCCCCCAAGTGCCAGCATCCAAATCATATGTTAATCGTGTGAATGTAAGATAGTTTTCATCATATGTACTATTGTCTCCAAGATTTATTCCCTGGGCAGCTTCAGTTCCATCTACTTCAAATACTAACCAGTAAGTCGTGCCTGCTGTTAATGTAGGCGCAGCTGCCCATGTAGCTGTCCTACTAGCATAATTCGTTGTCCAAGTTGAAACATCAATTGTATTTGCTGTTCCATTTGTAATTGCAGATCCATCAGGTTCACCCGCATTGTCTCCTTGGATAGAAATCGTAAGAGTTAATGTTGAAGCCCCAACGATTTCATTCCCTCGAAATAACATCGTTGTTAATGTTGAAGATGTAACTGATGGAATAATTTTTATTGCATATTTACGTCTAGCATTATCGTCCCCAAGCGCTAAATCTGCTTCCGCCAACTGGTCATACCATTGGACTTCAATAGGCAGAAGTGCTACAGCTTGATCTGCTGTTACTGCTTCATAAGCCGTAAATTCTCTTGTTGGATCGTAAGCATCTGTTAAAGATATTCCATCAGAATCTCTTGTTATTCCACTATCTGCTTTTACTTTTACTCTCAATTTATTAGAACTGAATTCAAGTCCTCCATCAGGAGGAAATGAAGTTTGTAAATTGTTTGATCCATCATCTTCGATTCCGTCACCCGCGAAATCTGCAACCACTGCCGCCCACGTCAAAGTCTCATCTCCACCATCATTATTCTCCGTAAGACCAATTCCGTCACCACCAACGGCTTTTCCATTTAAATAGCCAGGAGTAGTGTCGTTTGAACTAACTTTGAATAGCACACTCGCGACAGTATCATCAATCGCTGTCCATGCAGATCCATTGTTTGAATATTCTACTTTAGAATTAACCGAACTCCATCTAATAAATTCAGCCTTTGTACCCACTCCAGTACTTCTACTCACGGTAACTGTTCCAGCTATATCTATACCAATAATGAGATCAGAAGCACCAGTAGCTATTAATCCTTGCAATACAGACCGTATTAATTCTGGAACAAATGCAGGTATATTGCAAAACACAGGCTCATCAGCCAAATGAGTATCAGCAAAATCTGTATCTCCAACAGTATAATCATAACCCCCTGGATCTATACCACGAATTACGTTAGAAGCCGTCAATCCATCTGCACTAACCGAATTAGTCAATGTCCCATTGGATGTTGCACTTCCTCCTGCAGAATCTGTTACTGTTTCGTTATTTTGGAATGTTCCAGACGTTACTATTAAATTTAATGTTCCTGTAGCTCCAGAATCAGTATCTTCAACAATCAGAGCTGTTGCTCCACTCGTCCCACCAGTTAAAATATCACCTACTGTAAAATTAGCCGACTGCGCATCATACAGGAGTATCCCACTTGTCACGAGACATGTCTCAGTCCAATTATTCGCTTTTTTGATACCAAGTGGAAAAGCCTTTCCTGCAATAACAGTTCCAGTCTCATCCTTCAGGGCTGATGTAAAAGTTAATGTTGTTGCAGTGGCACTAATAGGAGCTCCTAGCTTAGGAGATGGAGCGCCCTTCCTTGACCATTGATATAATACCAATTCTGCTATTGTAGGAAATTTTGTTGCATTGCCCATAAGATTTTAAGTTATTTGTGAAATATTACGCCTCTTTATTGCTTCTTTACTTCGCGTTTTAGGGACGATCCAGTTAATAATGTGTCTTAAGGTGTCTCCACTCGTTACACGCATCCTGAGGCGCTGAAAATTAGCAATTTTAGGACTACCACCACCGAAGCTCTCGACAAGACCAGAAATATTGAAATCACCACCCCAAGCACTTGCCCCCCATTGAGCACTTCCCCATTCGTCATATTCTACAGAAGAGCCTTCAGGAGACCATAGGTACTGTTCTTTATTTTCAATAAATACACCGTCTTTATCATAAATATCAAAAGAAATTGTCAATTCTGTACTTGGACTTAAGAATCCACCCGCATATACTCCAAGAAGAGAATGTTTATGAAATAATGTTCCAAGCGGGATCTCCTGATAAAGTTCTGTTCCAATATCTGATCCATCATCATCGTAGCCATCAAATAATTTATAAACTGTAGTTTTTATCGAAGATGCTCCGTAAATCACTTGGCCGATCTTTGCAAATCTATTAATATTCCAACCTTTAATTTCAAAAAAAGCCTTCAAATCAAGCTTAAACCCAATTACCAAATTATTAAATTCTGACTCTTTGGCTACTGTAACAAAAATGCACTTTTGATTAGCATCATAAACCAAATCGGTACTTGATTGATCTATATCTTCAAAATAATCACCTCCGAGTAATTCTGAAGTTAAAATTTGTTGTCGACTCATGGGGGTGTCAGTCAAACCTACATCCACCATTTGCCAAAGACCTGCTTCGTTTGTGTAAAATATCCCCACATTAGTTTCAATAGCCCCCCTTGCTCCACCATAATCCTCAGTATAATTCTGTATAACTTCAGTTTTCTTTGTTGTCCCAGCAGAATCAAACGTCTTAATAACAAATGAATAGAATCCATCATCAGAGAAAACAGCTGTGTATGGACCAACCTGAACAACAGACCTAGCGGTTCCAGCATTACGATAATTTACCGTTCCGCCTGTATCAGCAGCGGTTGTTTGTGTCCAAGCATCAAATGGAGGATTGGAAGCATTATCAACTTCTGAATATCGGACTGCTGTTTCATCTGTAGAAAGATTAAAAGCATACATCCTTGGGCCAATCACCTTTAACCCCGAACAAATAGGTGAAGCTGCTATTTCACCAATAGCCAAAGCATTATCAATGCGCCATATCTTCTCTACACCATTGCACACAAAGAAGTATTGACCATATCTTTGACCATCAAATCCATCATTGGCACTGAAGTCGCTCTTAATAGTAGTAAAAGTTTCTGTTGCAGTATCGTAAGCTTCTATCTTGGTTGAATATCCAAAAATCCATACTCCCGTCGTGAATTCTTTAAGCAACGATATTGGCAATGCGCCTACTCGTTCAAAGATCTTGGCTAACCCCCTACGCTTTTCTATTCCGTAGCGATGTGGGATATAATTTATAATCTTTAGGGCATGCTCTAGATCCATCGTTTGTGGTAGATCCTCAAAATTCAATCCCTTTTTTGGCATCATTGAGGTTGTATATTTTGGACCTTCCCTAGTTTTTACATCAAGAGGTGCGTACATTAAAAATCATTAGTAAAATCATACGATTGAGCAATTTGTGGAGTACGGCTGTGACCATCTATGGTATCCCCTAAGGCTCTAACAAATCTAAAGTCAGCAAGACTCTCCTTCGATGGATCAACATCCCACTGTTCATAAAGTACATCAACAGCTTTTACGAGATATTCTAAATCTTCATCATCAACAATTGCTGCTCCCGTAGCAGTCCCATCAACTGAAATAGAATTCGTAAGAGCTGTAAACTTTGTCAATGAAGGAATGTACCTCATCACATAATCTTTGTCAGTAATTCCAGTAAAAACTATATTAGATTTATTGAAATAATATCCTTCTTTTTTATTCCCGTACCCCAGTAAAGCAAGTTTATCTTGGGTTTCATCGTTCCCGTTCACCTCACTTTCAACTAATTCAAGCTTGTCCCAATAAACATTGGTTGTCGTATCCCCACCAGTATAAATCAATCTCAAATAACTTAGGCTCCCCCAATCTGGGCTGCCAGTTTCTGTGAATGCACTCTTTAGAACTTTAATTTGATTCCATCCTGCCGATAATGAACTGTCAGTATATGAAAATTGCTCTACACCAACATCCGATCCATCACTTGAAGTAGAAAATTCGATTGTTGCACTTGTTGGCACACTGTTGCCTACATAAACCCAAATAGAAATATAATCATTGTTGGGACTGTCAGGTCCATCATCATCAAAATCTTCCCAATTTATAGCAGTTCCAAAACTCAACATAAGAGTGGCTGCTGCGTCTCCTGTATACCCTCTTGAGCTATTGCCCTGCACTTTAATATTAGTATTGTATGCACTCGTGCCTCCTGAATCACTAAAAGTCACATCACTGTCACCCGTAGAATCAAAAGTTACTACCGATCTTTTTCGTGTGTCATAAAAATACAATCCACATGCCGTCTGCCTCAAATCTTTGAGATCAGTAGGTAAACTTTCTGTTTGTGGATCTAAAACCACAGTATACAGCTGCGTATTAACATATCTTTCAGGATCAACACGCTTAACTTTATCATATATGAAACGGGCAGTGAAATTAGTCCATTCAATAAATTCAGCTTCCCCCACATCATCAATATCTTGCTTATAGCGAGCAAAAGCGTCATATACATTTTGTACAGTAAGCATAATTTATTTTATTAATAACCTCTTGCTTTTGTGACCTTTCGTACTTTCATCTTGGAGTTAGACGGCTTCCTCAAGCCCTTCTTTCCCCCCTTCGTTTTCTTAGATAATTTGGTTACTCTTAATTGTGACATAATTTATTTATTAAGAAATATTAACATTGAAGATTATTCACCTTCCTTCTTTGCAAATTTCACATACTCCCTTATGGTATTTGCTACCCATGCTCCGATAGCAGATAAAGACATTATTAGGGCCGTCTTGAAGTCGACTGGATTTCCTGTAGAAAGATAATCTATGACCTCGTTGCCTAGATATGTTCCCGCCGTCAAAGCTATTCCTGCCAAGGAAATTAGAAGCGATTTAATTACTTTTTTATTCATACTGTTTTGGATTAAAAGCTAAATTAGATTTAATAGCATCATGCAAAGAAGCCACTTCTATAGTCAATTTACTCAGTTCCCCCTCCATATAATCAACCTTCGTCCATAATACTCCGCAAGAAAACACTACAATACTTATCGTAATAAGTAATCCAATGCTTACTTTTGCCTTTTTGTTTATTTCAGTAGCCATTAATTATTTTTTAAATTATTAAACTGCTTCAAGAAAGCCATCGTCGCTCAACGGCTCCCAATGACAATGCCAGTCTATGGCTCCACTTGCTAAAGCTGCACTTAAAACAAGTCTCACATAAGTATCAGCGCCGTTATCTTTGACTATATCTATAAAAGTATTCGGGTCTCTCCAGTCTGTATTTTCAGCCATTTTGGGCAAAGCGTTTGGGTTTGCTAAATCTAGCTCACTTGTAGATGGACCGTTTCTAACTAGCAATGCACCCTGAACAGCTTGGTTTATATCTACTCCAGGGGCATCAGTCATATCTACTATCCCATTTGATGAATATAATTGTAGATAAATGGTACTAGCAGTATTAGGTATCACTGTCTCTACTGAGCCATATATGCTACTTATCCTGACTGAACCCGTTAGCTTAAATATATTATATACAGTAGGGATTCCTGCGAAGGTAGTAACACTGTGAACCTCATCATCATAACTGAAATTACTCCATACATTTGCATGGTCTACATCTACCCACCTTCCATCACCTGCACCACTTGAACATCTCAACAACGTCCAATCTTGTGAACCTGTAGCGATATAAAATCCCGATGTTTGATGTCCAACAGACGTGCAATCTTCCAGAACCCCTGTGTCTACATTACCACTAATCTTATATCCGTAAGTAGTTGTATTCCCTACTGTATTACATCCTCTCAATCTAGTTCGCGCTCCTGCGAGGCTATATCCAGACCCGCCCGCTGCTGGGAATCCTGCTGCACATCTGTTTAGAATCGTTCCTGCACCCGTGACACTATAACAATCCAGCCCACCGACAACCTTCACATCTTCTACCACACATTCAGCTCCACTGACTACCACGCCCGATACTGTAGAAATGGGTGTGATTTTTAGTTGCCCTAAGACTTTACAAGAATTCCCTGCAATCGTTAATGCATTACCCGAAGCAGGATCTAAAAGCGTTCCAATCTCACACCACATTTCTAAATAATCTTTAGTTCCCGCCACTCCAAGAGTTAACCCTGTTTCAGTATAAGTTCCTGCTTTAATATTTATCGCGTCTCCAGCACTAGCATTAGTGAAACCTTGACCTATAGTCAAAAGAGCATCATTGGGCGAATTTCCTCCATTCGTATCTGAACCCGCACCTCCATCCACATAATGAATCTTCCCTCCAAATTGAGGTATATTTTCTATCCCATCAGTTATTGTCGACTTTGCTATAGGGTCACTTGTTGGCATAATTTATTAATTGAATTAACGTTCCCAAGATGCTTGAAAAGGATTAAATCTTGTTTGACTTGATTGATCCTTATTAGAAACAGCAAATCCAGCTGTCCCTGTCACTAACGCTACATCTAAATTCGCTGTCAAATTAGTCGCCGATGAAAGCGATCCCCCATTTTTACGCCAGTAATAATCAACACTAGTAGTCGAGTTAACGACAAGAATCAAATCCAAAAAATCGTTAGCAGCTATCGTTGTCAATGCCCCGCTAGCAGTCTCAGTAGATCCATCAGCCTGCGTAGCATAAAGACTAGCTGCCCCACTTGATGCCCACGTAATTTTAAATCCAATATGTAAGTCAGTATATGTAATTCCAGCTGTGGCAACCGTAATGTTACCTAATCCAAAAAACGAATCACAATCAGTCCCTTTATTTTTAAGTCCTATCCCGCAAGAGAATGTAGGACTTCCTAGCGCTATACCCAATTTCCCCTCAATACTCCAGGTCGCCCTAGCAGAACTAGCTGCTGCCGCAGCAGCGTCTATAATTAACCCATCCGAAGAAAAAGAAACCACACCTGACCCCAAAACCGCTTGCCCAAAACGCCCAGACGTTTCAAAAGATGTTGCTACTCTCATCTTAGGATCGCCCCCCGTAGCCACTGCTTGGAATGTCGGAGCTGCACCTGCACCATTTGAAGTTAATACATGCGTTGCTGTGCCCGCAGCTACAGCGGCGGGAGCCGCATTAGCATCCCACGTTATAAGTTCCCCATCTGTCCCATTAGCTAAATCTGCTATATCTACGTTGGATAAAGAGTTCCCCGTCCCGTTCGCATCAAATGTTTTATTTGTCAATGTGGCCGTGCTGGCCGGTGTAAAGGATTCTTCACTTGTTGGCATAATTTATTGTTGTTAAAGATTAATTCAGTAAATTGGCTATACTATAATGCAATTTTGCATGTTCTGCGCGAGTCATCACTTTAAGATTTGCAATTCTATTATCCAATTTATTTCCATTTATGTGGTGAACAATTTCAGCTCTCTTTAATTTTCGCCCTAAATATTCTTCCATAATCAATCGCTGTTCAGTTCGATATTTATTTGCTCCTACAAGGATTACCCAGTAACCATTCTGCATAATTCGACCACCCTTCCATTTCCAATGGTTGCTTCGCCTCATCTTCCCTTTTCTCGATTTCGAAATTTTCCTTTTTTGCTCTTCGCTTAATTTTCTCCCCTTGAATGCTTTACTCAGTTTTCCCCGCGTCTCCTTTGAAATTATCCTATTACTCATCCATTCAGCATGGCCGACATAAAAGCATTCACGCGAGCAATATTTTCTCTTTTTAAATAATCTCTTCGATTCGTTACAACCCTTCTGTATTGCCCTTCTACATATTTTACATAGTTTCATATATCCATCATAGCATAGGCTAAAATGGATAACAAGGCAGTCTAAAGGTATTCTGCCGAAATCCAGCAGTCTGCTGAACCGATTGTCTTTGTAGCCATAGTCGAACTATTACTAACAACAATTCCTGTTGCAAAGACTTTGCCCTGCGGATATGAAATAAAGAAATTGCTATCAGCAGGTACTATAATTACATCTTCTGGGACTGCTGTATCAGCAGGCAAAGATGATGCATCATGCACTTGGATATACTGCGATGAAGCTTTATCGTTATGTCCTCTAATTTCATAAGCTGTTCCCGGACTTGCTTTGACTACCAAACTAGCCGCCGCCGCAGAAGTATTAATATTTGTGACAGCAGTTGGTAACACTGTACCAACTATCGCTCCTGTATTACATGCTGTCATCTTACCATCTATCGAAGTAGTATCACCTGCAATAGTAGCCGCACTTGCTTCAGTCATATTCAAATTAGCTGCTACATCTTGTACTACATGCACTTCTCCAGAAGCGTTCACTTCTAGCTCTTGTATGTTCCCTGAATTTGTTCCAGCCATGGAAAGACACATAGTTGGCCCTGCACTCCCGTCTGTCCCAATTACATTAGGGATATTAGTACTGTTTGCATCTTTCACATACAGTGAGCCGGTAGCATCTACTTGTAACGGACCATACTTACCATCACCACCTGATAAATCTGCCAAAGTATCATTTCTAACTACCAAAGCCTGTACCCCCGCATCACCCGCAGCCTGTGTAGCCCCTCCCAAAAGTACTGCCTCTTTCGTTCCCGCTATATTAATTAAATTTGTATATATAACACCTAATGCGCTCCCTTTGAATGGCACTTTGTCTCCTGCTGTGCCTGCATCTGTAGTCAATGCCCCCAAAAGTTCATACTCTCCACCTACAAAAAGAGGCGGTTCAGCAGCAGGGTCGTTTTTGACACTAACTGCTATTCCTCCTACTTTATCTACATTTACATTTGTCGTTGGACCACCAGAAGAAGTTCCAATTATAGCACTCCAAACATTGTATGTAACTGTTTCACTTGCAGTATTATCTGCTTTTGGCCCTATAAATTCGCCTCTCATATAATCAACAAAATATTGACCATTACTCAATGTTTCAGCATGTTTAAGCTGCAATGCTCTATTTTTTGAATACTCTTTAGGACACTCAACTTCTTCCGTATAAGCTGTTCCTGTTCCAAAAGCTATTGAAGAATTATAAAGATAAATTTCTGCTCTATCTAACGCAGTACTATCAAAATCAGCCTGAGACCCAACCCAGTTTTGAGCACCTTCAGTCAATCTATTATTAAATATATCAAATGTATACAAATTACTAGCAACCGCAACTCCCATGACCCACCCATAAAGTGAACTACCATCTTTGTCATACACTTTTAAGATAAATCTTTTTACTGTAGTAGTAAGCGATTCAAACATTTCTTCAAGATTCTTGCTTGGATCAAAGATAGAACATGTTGCACTTCCGTCGGTTTCAACAACAGCAGTCAACCATTCTGGTCCTTTCTTGGGACTATTATCTATCTGTGCTGAATAAACCATGTTCTGTTTTTGCCCCCAATAAGAACCGACTCGACTACCCAAATCTTCGATTATCGGTTTAAGAGAAACAGAAGCAATAGAAATTGCCCCTGCAGCGGCTTTTCCCGTATATGTTAAGGTTGGAGACACAGATGTTGTTTCCTGAGCTTCAACGCTGTCGGTAGGTAGCGGCTGACGTGGATCTATTGTATCTCCATGTGCGCTTCTCAACCTGTATCCATTTTGTGATCCTTTCATAGTGTGTTAGGATTAAATGATAAATTACACAGCTAATTCTTTTTTAAGTTCATTATATCTTTCTTTAGTTTCAGCCCTTAACCATGCCTTGGCTTTTTTGAGTCTTTCAAATTCCTCTTCTTTTGTTTCTTCTTTCTTGCCAGATAATTCTTCAGGTGATTCTTTAGAAACAATACTAGCAACAGATTTGCGAAGATTCTCTAGTGACTCTCCATCTGGGACATCTATATTTCTTTCTGCTAAAAATTTCTTACATTCCTCTTCAGTAAGTTCATCTTTTGCCCCATCAGTCGGATTGTCTTCGGTAGCCTCAGCCTTTTGAGCTTCTTCTTTTTGTCTATCAGAAGCCCCCTTCTCAGCTGCTAATTTAGCTTTTTCATCAGCAACCTTTGCAGCTTCATCTGCAGCGCCCCTAGCAGATACTTTTCTAGCTTTCTCCTGAGCCTTTGTTTCACCCTTGTGAGGTGTAACAAATACCATAGTTATTTCATCTTTGTGAGGATCTAAGCCTTGCTTCTTCAGCTCCATTAGCTGCTCATGATTATAGGTTTTACCCTTAATTGTCCATGTTTGCATGTGTATTAGTTATAAAATACTCAGTCCGAGGAGTGATTTCTCACTCCCCATCAGAAGATTTTACTCTTCTACCTTTTCCACTTCTTTCTTTTTTGGAGTTTTTTCCTTTTTGGGAGATTCATCACCTAAAGGCTGATGCAACCCCAATTCCTCCATGTCTGATTTACACATAACTGAAAAGTTAAAGATTAAGTACTAACTGGTGTAAGTCCCAATCCGCAATCTGCATCATCAGAGGCAGGATTAACCACTTTGATTTGAGTACTATCCCCAGCACCAGTAGCATCACACATATCATCTGCATTCGTAACACAATTTACAAATAAAATGTTTCCTTCTCCTAAGGAAGCTACCGAACTGATTGCTCCAGTTGCAGCAATCGAACTTGTAGAACCAACAAGCGCATTAGCGAAAGTACAATCTTTAAATTCATTGTAAAACGCTAGCGAACTTGTATGATAAACCGCTACTTGCCAACCCGTGTTAGCAGCCACCGATCCATTTTTTACGAATCTACAATCATGTACTTTTAAACCTTTACATCTTGTACCTCCTGAATGTTTAATCCAGAAATTATTCCTGTCTGCTGTAAGCTGCAATGTATCAAATCCAAACTCACACTTATTCATGTAAGCACTATCAGAGCGACAAATGAAATTCGCTACAGTTGCTTGGTCAAGATCTGAAAGCTTCAAGTATGAAACATTGCTCCATACCCCCGCTTCACCTTCGTCAATCACTGCTGCAAGCGAAGCTGCATCCGTACCTTCATTAATAGTTTTCATGTTAGAAAAAGAACATCTAACACCAGTAACAGTCATATTTGCTGCTATTGCTGCTGCTTTACCAGTAGTAGATTGCGTAAGCTTGAATCCTTGCCCGCTGTACACACCACCACCGCAACCGTAAACATAACTTCTATTCTTTGCCCATGTAATCATCCCGTCCTCTTGGACAGAAGAATCACCATCAACAACTACTAAATCTTGATTGTTTGATGTAATTTTTCCGTATGCAGTACTCAAAGTCTTTACCGCATTTCCTTTGGAAAGACCGTTGCTTGTATCAGACCCATTTCGATAATCTACAAAATAGGTGTTTCCCCAAATACTTGAAGGACGAAAATTTCCATCTTCATCAATCACTGGCGCATCTGGTAGATTTGATACAAAATAATTTTTCTTCGTAGCCATATAATATTAATTAAGAATTATTAGGCGGAGGGAATTTAGCCCAGCCAGGCCGTTTTATCCTCTTAGGTTGAGCGGGGAGTTTAAGGCACTCCCCCAGCCTCTATAATAATTTAGCCTAAGTAGCGCCCGTACTTCCATAAATTTGGAAAGGCATATTAACAACACCTTGTTTCCAGAACCCAGTACAGTTACTGCGAATAGCTTCATTTGATTCCTTAATCGGTTCACGCAATGTAGGATATTCCCCAATACCTACGCAGAGAGGACTATCGTACATTGATAAATCAAGCATAAACCAGTTAAGCTTGTTCGTTGCAGTAACGTATGGAGTTTCAACAACTGTCAATTCCCCTTCGTAAAGATTGATATCGTTTATGGCAGTCGGTGTAATCTCTTTAGCAAAAAGCCTCAGAGCTTCACGACTTGCTTCTGAACCTTTCTTGACAACAATAGTTGTCCAGTTCAAAGGCATCTCTTTCCCCGCTGGATCAGTAAATGCACCAGCATAATCCCAGGCAGTATCGACCTCATCACTATCAAGAGAATTCGTGATGCCGTTGTCGAACGTATCTCCACTTGCCCACGTATGCGCTCCACATATTTCTACTGAATCAGGTGCAAGATAAATTGACCCGCTACTAAACGCTTCGTTGTACATAAGATGCGCGTTTGTAACCATCTTATGGGTGTTTGTAATCAGCAACTGATTACGTTGTCTTGTGAGGAATGTATCTACCTTAAGAGAGTTATCTCTTCCGTCACGTCTATATACTTTTTCAGGAATTATAATCGCTCCACCAAAACGTTTTTCAGTGATTGTCACACTGAAACCGTCTTCTAGCTTCAATGATGGAGGCGTACCTTCCTCAGAAAGCTCTGTAACTCCGCTCATACCTTCCGTTGAAGTATAGATTTCAGAAACTTCAGAAGTTCGATAAAACTTTAAGTAACCTTGTTTCATATACTCCGATAATTTATTTTGCAATGCGTTATCAAAAGATTTCTTAACCCCTTTCACCGCCTGCAAAGCGTAATCTGCACTAGTCATAATTGTTTACGGTTAAAGATTAATATATCGGCAATGCAATTTTAGCTCGAATATCAGAAGTAGACCCAACTGTCCCCGCGTTTTCTGATACATCCACTATAAATACTGAAGTTGATGTCGTATCGTTATCGATTAACTGAACATTAGTATCAACAACCAAATCAACAGCGTCTCCTTTTTGGTCAACGGCAAATACCGCTTCCCCTGTCCCTTTGACGGTAAAGTCATTTCCTACTGATAATTCAATTTGCGTATCTCCATTAGCTGATGCAGCTGGGGAATATGCAAGTTTAGCTCCTGTAGCGGTAGCCTTCACAGGCAGCCCAGAAGCATACTCAATCATATCTCCAGCTTCAATAACTACAGCAGTTGCAATTGTGCATATCAAAGTACTATAACTCGGCCCTTTATCGACTATTTCAAAATCCATGTTAGTTATTGTTAAGATTTATATCCCGGAGGCAAATTCTTCATGAATTTTGTCTCCATCTCGGTGTTGCCACCCTTTTTAACTATAGTCTTACGTCTCTTGCTTCCACGAGGTGGCAAAGTCATACCTTTGCGTCTCCTTTCAGCAACAATCGTTTGAATGTCTTTTATTCCCGCAAGTCTACACGCCATGGTGAGTGCCTTATATTTAGACAGGCCATCAGCTCTCAAAGCTTCATACTCTTCTTGTAGTAAGGCGTCAGTTTCGGAATCTATTTCCATATCTTCCAGCCCTTCAATAAGAAATTCTAAGTTTTCAGCTTCACGTTCAGACTTTAGGGTTTTACGGACTCTGCTATCAAGTTCATCGTCCTCGACTTCAAGCTTTTTTTCAGGCTTCTTTTCCTTTTTAGAATCTCGGAATTCATCGAATTCCTTATCCTTTTTAAGCCATTCGAGGTTTTTAGGCATATCGTCTATAGTTTTCTTGCCGTCTCTAAGGTTAGAGAGCCAAGCTTTCTTCTGACGTTCTTTTGCCTCTTGAGCTGCATCATCCGCCTTGGGATCATCTGAGTTATCCTCAGTGTCTGCAGGTGTATCATCGCCTTCATCGGCATCTGTGTCTTCAAGATCAAGGTCTTTGTCTTGAGAATCATCATCGCCGTGTGTTGATGTATCATCCATAAATAGGTGGTGTTAAATAATAATTAGACCCTATTTGAGTCTTACATGCTGGAAAGCACTGTGCAGGACTTTCGAGCATATAAAGCTCAAATAATATCTATCTAATTTTCAATGACCAACTTTTCTTGCCTGCCTTTCTTCATGAGCATCCCACTCTTCCTTGCAATCTCTAAAAAATAATCCTACCTTCCCCAATACTCGTTTTACTGCTGCTGCTTCTTCTGGTGAATATACTCCGTCGGCTATATATTCGTGCTCTATTACTGCTAACATCATCATCGTATCCCCCTTCAAATCATCTCCCCATAATTTTCCAAAATATTTCAATGCTTCATTCGTACTCAATAATTCTTTCTTCGGTATATCTTTGTACCTGCATGCTAATCTAAAATATCTTTTTAGTTTTTTAATCATATTGGTTGTGCTAATCCACTAACAGGCGGCGGCAATACTCTTTCGGTTTCAGAAGGAGGCGGTGTTGGTGCGCTTCCCGGTGGAGCTCCTTCTGGGGCTCCTTCTTGAGGTGCTTCAGGTGGTGGTGGTGCTGGGTTGTTCTCCCCTAAATCCAATCCCCTAAGCTGTGCTAATTCACGATATAATTCAGAATATTCAGGTGTCCCAGGTGCAGTTATCTGCATTTGTCCTTCCAACTTAATCATTTTCATTAAATCAGAAGTTATCGCACCTGTTCTAGAATCTGTTACCGCAAACCAGTTACCATTCTTGAGAGTCTTTGAAAGCATCCCCATCGTCACTTCCTCATCCAACCTTTCAGTAGTTCCATCATCAAGTTTAATTCTTGTTATAAGATTCAAAGGTGATTTGTTCCTGGTACTGACATATTCTGTTATGGCATCTAAACTGCATTCAATTAATTCCTGCGTCTCAGAAGCATTGTACTCCTGCATTTGCTTGATGAAGGCGTTGCTTGATTCTTCTTCTGCAATTACTTGTCCTCGTGTGTACCCACTCCCACGATCAGCATCATCAAGATTAATTCCGAGTCGTGACATTTCTTTATAAAGTCTGTCCCAAACTGCTTGCCACTCATTAAATAAATTTTGAGTAAGAAGCGATTGAGCTCCTACACTTTGCTGACCTCCGCTTGTACTAAATTCATGAGCAACAAAAGGCTTAAGTCCTGCTGCGCGAGCTTTGTTAGCCATCGCCATCTTCTCAACCAATTCGTCAACTTTAGATTGCGGAGCGTTAATAAGTGTAATTGGATAAACATTTTCTTCAATATGTCCTACCTCCATATTAAGAAGTTTCCTGGTTATAAGGGCAAGTTCGTAGAACATGTCCCCAATTCCATGATCAAAGAAACCATCAGCTGACGGCTGACATAAGAAATTGAATACAGGGATATATGGTTTGCTGTTTTTAACATATGGGTACTCTTCATCTTCAAAACGATCCAGCTCATATGCTTGCACCCCAGCAAACGAAATGTGTTTACGTTTAGCAATATTGTATCCCCACGCTACTTCAAGAAGATCTTCTTCTTCCCTATCTGACTCCCTATTATGATCTTGATATGTCCCAGGAATCCTACCTATGACCCCTTCTTCTTCAAGCTCTGGCCACAATTCATAAGCTTCCTGCTTATCATATCCGTAAATAACTACCATCTCATTTGCTGGCCGCACTCCACGAATACCAAAAGCAAGATGATCCACATACACGTCTTCGTTTCTTAAAACTCTATAAGTGACTGGATTATCATCATTCTCGCCTTTGCCAAACATCAAATATCCATTTCCATATAAGAAACTATTCTGGAAAACTCCACCTTTGTCCCTAAAGCATGTAGTGAGCTCTCCCCGATCCGCAACAGTGCCAAAGCCTTCAGTAACAAGTCTTTCAACTGAACTCGATTGTCCAGTACCATGAATAGTATAATTTAAAAACTTTATCTTACTCATCACACGCCACAGACCTTGTTGAATTACTTTTGATCCTATTTTTTTTGTTCCAGAAGGATTGTTAACATTAAATCCCTCTTCAAATAAAGCACGTATCAACTCGTTCTTAGTATCCCTTTCTGATTTATCATTAAGTGTATTTTGTGAGATCAAACGCAAAAAAGACTGAATATTGACATCATCAATTTCATGCTCCTTAATTGCTTCTTGGACATTATCGCTTCTAGCCTTATCTGTTGCTATTTCAGCCATGCAATTAGATAATGAATAACTGCACAGTTACCTCAATTATAGCCTCATGAATAGGCTCTGGCAAGTTTATTTCAAGGATTTTAGATATTTAGCATATTTTGCATTGTAAGATTTTAAGCTTGTTTCTGCTCTTTTGTAGCTCGATATTCCATATCTAGTAGCATCCATAGGATCACTAAATTCATGCTCTGGTACATTAAGTATTCTACCGTTCTTGTCAGTTTTCCAAAGATAATTACGGTAACATTTAATTGTATTTACACTCCTTTTAGTTACACTTATTCTTTGGCTCTGTACAAAATCTATTCCCTGGCTTACACTACCTTGCCCCTTCTTTGCTCCAACAATATTAACTCCATACTCTTTTATTTCATCAATACTCTTGGGCTCTGCACTGTCCGCTATTGTAAGAATTTTATTATCTTCAAGGGCTAAAATAAAATCTGCTATCTGCTTATTCTTCATTCCCCTCTGATACAGTTGCTCATTCAGAATGAAACCTCCATTATATTCATATATATCTACAATGACCGTAGGATCATTTGAATAGCCAAAATCAAGTCCTCTTATAGCCAACCTGGCTTGATGAGGAATTTCATCAATTATTTGCCAATCAGTATATATACGCCCCTCGACTTCTCCTAATTGACCTAAACCGTAAACCTTCCACCAACCCTTACGGTTTTTTCTTTGCTCAATAGAATCAACAATCCTCTGGTCAAGTGCTTCATTGTCCTTGTAAGTGAGTGTGAGCTCTTCTACATCGTCCCTAACCGTCTTAGTCTCTGTATAATACCAAAATTCACTCGTAGGATTCCAGTCAAGAAACACAAAATCCTTTGTTCTAACTTCCAACTCTTCAAACGCAGAAAATGAAACATTATTAGCTTCGTTAATAAACAATCTGTCCCTTCTGGCTCCGCGCAACTTGCTAGCATCATCAGCACCAAAAAACTCTATCTGGCTCCCTACTTCAAAAGTATAAACATGATCCGTGCGGTTCCAAAGACTTTCTTTATAATAATCATGCTGCTTCATAATCATTAAAAAATCCCTCATTGCTCCCTTGCGAAGATGCGGAAAACTTTCTGAAACTACGCTTGTTAAAGTAGGGTCGCTAGGATCATCACCCTGCGCCATCGCTATTAAATAAAGTAAGATCGAAATAGTCTTAGATGCAGAAGTACCACCAGGTACAGCTCTAATCCTTTTTATCATCTTTACTATCTTTTCCGTTGCTGTTGTTTCTTGAAACATTAATTATGGGTTTAGGAAACAGGGCCTTGCCGTCTTCTCCAGTTAATTCTTGCCGTGCAGAAAATTCACCCTTCATTTTTCTTTCTGCCCACCATTGCGCTCCTGAGGCTTGATCTAGACTTGTTACTAAAGTCTGGCGAGCCTTCAAATTCGGACTTAGCTTTAATTGGCTCTTCCGCTCAACAAACTCTGGTTTCTTTTTCTGGTATGTATATAAGGTTTGAGGCAATATCCCAGCATACAAACAAGCCTCCCTATCGGTTGCACTAATTCCAAAAGCATGCTCCAGTTTACTTATGACTTCAGAGGTCATTTTGGTTGGCCTTCCACATTTGCATTTAGATTTAGGTTTATTGCATCTTCCGCAATTTTTTGATCTCGCCATAAAGATTTTTTAAAGGAATGTTTTTAAACCTTTCAGAATTCAATTTTGACTGACACCTTAGACTACATGTTTTCCTTTTGCGCTTTGGCTTATCCATTGCTTCTTTGCCGCAAATTAAACATTTAATTATTTCCCATTTAATTCTTTGATCTATCCCCTTTGGCTGAAATATCATAATTTCTTAGCTTTGTTACCAGTATAGTCCTCGTATCTTTTTATAATAACGTCAATATATTTAGGATCAATTTCCATGCCGTAGCATATTCTGTTTGTTTTCTCTGCTGCTATTAATGTTGAGCCTGAGCCTAAAAATAAATCTAATATTATATCGTCTTCTTTGCTTGCGTGCTTGATAGGTTTTTCTAGTAGCTCAACAGGCTTAACAGGCTTAACAGTAGCATGCATCTCATTTCTTCCGATCTCTCTCTGCAGCCTCCATATATCTTGGTAGTCTAAACCGAATCTATTGCGTATTTCTGGTTTACCTTTCTTACCTACAATACACAACTCATAAGTAGATTTATAATCGCTGCCTAATCCGTGAACTTTCTTGTCCCAAACAATAACATTCTTAACGTCCATAATTTCCTCTATTGCACTCCGCACATCACCTACCTTCCTCCAATCTATAAACACATAGAAAGCGCACTGCCCCTTAGTTGCTGCAAAATAATTAGCAAATATATCTTTTAAGAATTGAGGCCAGTTTTCTATTTGATCATTGAACATATGAGAAAGCCGAGCTTTCTCTTTTTTCTTACTCCAGTCATAATCAAATGTAACCCCTTTCCCTTTCATCCCTGTATTATATGGCGGATCAGTTACTACACAGTCAGCCTTATTCCCATCCATTAACTTTTCAACTTCTTCAATCTTCGTACTATCTCCACACATTATTCTATGATTACCGAGTTGGTAAATATCACCAGGTTTAGACTTCGGCTCTTCTGGCAACTCTGGCACCTCATCATCTTTTTCGTCTGGCTCAATAAGCAAATCCATATCAAAGCCAGTCAATTCCTGCAATCCAATATCAAGCAACTTTAACTCTGGCAGTGCCAAGTCCATATCCCAAGCAGATTCATTTAATTTATTATCAACAAGCCGATAAGCTTTTATTTCCTCTCCTGAAAGATCATCAGCCAATAAACATGGGAGCTCTTTTAACCCCAGCATCTTAGCTGCCTCGAATCGTCCATGTCCAACAATAACTACCTTGTTTTTATCAATTACAAGTGGCTGCTTAAATCCGAATCTTTTAATTGACTGAGCTATTTTCTGGACCTGTTCCTTTGGGTGCTTCTTTGCATTCTTGGCATATGGCAAAATCTCATCAATTTTAATTTGTTGAATTTCCATCTTAATCGGTTTTCCACCAATCTTTTCCGAAACTTCTTTTTGAGTCATTTAATTGTTGTTCAAGTTGTGATTGAGTCAATAAGACTCTCTTGCATTGAAGACAAGCTAATCCTTCTCTTTTAATTACTATCTTTCTTTTGCGCTCACCTTCAACGACTTTATTATAAAGATATTTACCAAATTTGTCACCTTTTTTATTTCCACAAGAACATTCAATATCAAACTTATTCTTTCCTGGTGTTACTTTTATCATTCTTTCGAGGGAGTAAAGAACCTCTTGACCGCATCAGCTTCATCTTCTTCGTCAGTGACAGCGAACTCGGACGTGAGTAGAAGCCCTGCAACACTTACAGCGTTCTCCATTAATAATCGAACGACCTTTAAAGGATCAATAATACCCATTTCTTTCATGTCACCAATTTTACCTGATAGGACATCTATTCCTTCACCATCATCGAGACCTTTAAGAATTTTTGTAACATCTTCATATCCAGCATTGTAAAGTATCTGCCTTATAGCTGCCTCACATGCTACCTTCAGTACTTTTTCCCCCTTGGTTACACCCTTGAGGATTTTTGAAGCATTCATTAAGGCAACACCCCCACCAGCAACCGTGCCTTCTTCCATCGCTGCCCTTGTAGCATTTATAGCATCTTCTATGCGGAGTTTTAATTCAAGCGTATCTTGGTCCGTAGCTGCGGCGACTTTTATTACTGCTACTCCACCAGTCAAATTAGCTAAACGATCTCTGATTTGTTCTTGCTCAACTTCATCCTCAGCATTCTCCACCTGCTCTTTCGCAACAACAACACGATCTAAATATTCATTATTTTGCATACGCTCTTCTGAAACAGTGAAAGTAACATCATGCCTACCACAAATCGCAGATTCACAAGTCCCAAGATCATCAACTGTCATTTTTTGTAAAAATATTCCTTCTTCCTCTTCAGCAGCTTTGCCCCCGATCATACTTTGTATATCTTTGTAAATTTCTTTCATATTTTTACCTGCAGTTGTGGGTCTAAACCATACCCACTTAACAATATCCTTGTTGCTATTCATCATCATAATCATTCGGCGAGGTAATTTTTCAGCTACTACAATAAATGCAGGAACAATAACCTTCTGCATTTGTCCTTGCGGATTAGCTTCTGCAAATTGCCTAACTAATGGAATCCATTTAGATTCAAGCTCATGGTCATGGAGCTCATCCTTTAAAATTAACACTCTAGCGTGCTCAAAGCGACTTTCCCATTTATCAGGATTATCGACCACGCCTCCAACTAACTGCCCCTCTATTCTCATCCCACCATCTTTTTCAACATAAACTCCACGCTTAATTGAGTTTTTTATAGTAACAGCTCCATTTACGCCTATTCCGTGCATCATGCTGCCAATCTGCTCACCAAGAAGTGCATCCTGTACAGATACCGCTGCCACTTGAACGGCCTGCGATACATTGTCAACTTTATCAACATTACTCTTCAGCTGCTTCAAAACTTCAACAGATGCAGCATCGATTTCTTTTCGCAATACAACAGGATTCGCCCCTTCTTCGACAGCTTTCCACCCCTGCTTCACAATTGAACGAGCTAAAATAGTCGCGCCAGTAGTCCCATCTCCTGCAAGATCATTGGTACGAACAGCAGCATCCTTTATGAGCTGTGCTGCAACATTCTTGAGATTATCTTCAAAGAAAATTTCACGGATTATGGTCACTCCATCATTAACCACAAGAGGAGCACCATATTCTTTGTCTAAAATTACATTGCGTCCACGACCTCCCATAGTAGAACCGACCACATCAGACATTTCGTCTATTCCTTCCATCATTATTTTTCGAGAATCTTTATTATGTATTTTCTTTTTGATAATTTTCATGAATTAAAATTAAGATTAATTGTTGGGAAAAAACCCAAATGTTTTTTTAAGATATTCGTACGACTTACCTAGCCGATTTGGACTATAATTTTTGCCCTTGCTTATTCGAGATTCCCTAAGAGCTTGCATTGCTTCAATATATCCTGCCTTAGAAATTGGTTTATCTTTATTAAGAAATAGCCATTCAATAGGTTTTGGGCTCCTGGTTTTCTTAGCAAATTCCCAATCAAATTCTTTCATAATTTATTCTATTGAAAGGATATCTTCTAAATTAACGAAAACAAACTCTTCGCCACCTTTGCCTGAATTTGTTATGAAATGCTTTTTGAAATACACTTTGCAGCCCTTCCTGAGGCCTCTCAGGTGATTAATCAACCCTATGCTGCCAACGTCTTTAACTATTCCTGAATTAGATAATCCATCCTTTTCTGTCTCAGGAGCTAATCTCATTCCTCCTGAATCAATTTTCTCTTTTGCTACAAGTATTCTTTTGCCAAGAATTTTCATTGGTTTTTTATTAAAAATATTAAAAAATAGACCTACTCCACAAGACTAAGCAACATACGTGCATCATTTAAATGACGATATGCTAAATCGAGGTTTCTCTTTAACTCTTTACCTTCAGGGCTCCCCTCCTCCGCCTCTTCTAATTTAATTCCAACCACCTCACTTAGAAGCTTTAAGTCGCCCCTAATAGCAGCTGCAACTTGACCAACTGTTAAGTCCCCTATGTATTCTGCTGGTGTTTCTTTAGCCATAATTTTGAATTTAAAAAATAAAGTAAAAATTTATTTTGATATAATTTTACTTGTAACTGCACAGCCCATCGGTGCTTTGTAAAAATATAATATTCTTCCCAAATTATATACCACAGAACAATAAAATCAAGAGTAATATAACGCAACTTGCTCTCCCTATAGCGATATTGACTTTGTAACAAATATGTATCAAAGTAGTTATGAATTGCATAGAGCACCAACCATATGAAGTGATGCGCCTGCGTAAGCTTTTGAGGTTGGTGCTGCCATGTTATAATATGAAAGGAATAAATCGCGAAACAGGCCACCACAATCTTAACAGACGTTACTGCATTATCGATACGTTCCCCCAGGGCTACTAAATCGCTTTCTATGTCCATTACTTACGGGGTTCTGAGGTTAAAAACTCGGTATGGCCCATTAGGGCTGGATTATAGGCCCCGTAAGTTTCTTTAAAAATGTTGTGCAATCAATTAGGTGTTTTTCGAGATAATTAAAATATCACACGGTGACATAGATGTCCCTAAGTGATTTTACGAAAAAGCTCCCCTGGCCGAAAGGGAGCTTGCATCTTGCCTCGTATAGAAGTAAGGAAGATGGTTCATGTGAACGAGAAGCTAGCATCCCCTGATCACCCTTTTACTATATCACAGATCGTATTAAATAAAATTTGCAGTTAATCACAAACCATAGTATAATTGAAGGCATCAAATTAATTGCAGGCCATAATGTACAAATCATTATTTATAGAAAGAACTCTCCAAGCCATTCGTGGTCTGCAAACCCTTTAATGTACACTTGGGGGGTTCTTTTTGTTAATAAACAAATATGGAAGGGTGGATAAAATTACATAGAAAAATTGTAAATTGGGGATGGTATCAGCACCCAGTAGCAAGTCGTCTTTTTTTTCATCTTTTACTAAAAGCTAATCACGAAGACAAAATATGGCAAGGCATAGAGGTGAAACGTGGACAGGCAATAACAGGTAGAAGAAAATTGGCGCAGCAGCTAAAGGTTTCTGAGCAATCAATAAGGTCGGCACTAAAATGCCTAAAATCAACCAACGAACTAACCATCAAAATAACCAATAGATATAGCTTAATAACAATCAATAACTATAGTAACTACCAAGTAATCAACCAACAAGTCAACCAACAAGTAACCAGCAAGCAACCAGCAAGTAACCACAAACAAGAAGGAAAGAATGAAAAGAATGAAAAGAATGAAAGAAAGGATACCCCCGCACAAAAAATGAAAGAATTTTTAGAGACCATGGAGAATAAAAACGAAAGGTACGAAAAACTTGTTTCCGCTATCAGTGTTCGTTCTAGCCTCGCAGAGCGAATCATCCGTGCGGAGCTTGACAAGTTTGTGAACTACTGGTCTGAACTCAATAAGGTTGGCACTAAACAGCGGTGGCAGATGGAAAAAACTTTTGAGGTTCAAAGAAGGGTGGGCACATGGTTATCAAATGCTGAGAAATTTAGTTCTAGGCAAGGTGGCAACTTAAAACCAAAATCAACATCATTTATTTCTTAATGTTTAATTATGAAAAATTATCGAGTGAAATTTATTGATAAAAGCCACGTCGACCTAACAGCCGAAGAAGCTGCAAAGGTCATCCAGGCTTGGAGTGGTGGCACTCAGGTGTTTATTTTTAATGGCGGGGGATATGCAACCCATCAAATATGCTCAATCGCGCCAATAAGAGGGCAAGAACTTAAAGACCTTATTTCCCTTGGGAATAATTCCAAGGTTCCAAAACTTGAAGACTATTTGTCCCCTAATCAACTAAAAAATGGATAATACAAAATGTAAACACGTCTGGGCTCATGAACGTTGGTGCTTTCGTGCTAAAATTAATGACAATGATAGGCTTCGTTACCCAGAAGGATTATATCCATTAGGTAAAAATGCATTAAGTTGCGGACAATCAGCATGCAAATTAATGACAAAGAACGAGTGGCACAACTTAAAAATTAATTAAACACCATATGAAGATCAGTAAAGTTGCACAACAAATAAAAATGCAAAAAAGATGGTGGCAAAAATTACTTTTTTGGATACAGTTTCGGGTAGATTGTACTAGCGTAACTTGTTAAACTAAATTTCCAAATAATGGATGGGGGGCTGTTAGTGCATCCCCTAAATTCTATGAGCAACATGACCAAAAGGCAACAACGGTAGAGAACATAGAAGCAGATTGTAAATATATTGGAAGGCCATCAAGCGACAATCCAATATCTTTAAAAAAAGGCATAAAATATTGGATTGTTTTTGATAAAAAAGACCTACATGCAACACCATGAACAAAATCAAATAAAACTCTTGACTTACCTCCTATAACGTGATAGTATGAAAGTATAAAATCCATTTCATAACAAAAATCCTATGGAAATACGAACATTTATACCAACAGATCATTTTTTAAAGTGTTTAATTTATGGGCCTTCTGGTTCTGGTAAAACAGTTTTTACTGGTACTGCAGAAGAAGCTATCTATGCTTCCGCTGAAGGAGGTTTGCTTTCCATTGCAGATAAAAACCCTCAATTTGCTGAAATCAAATCCCTGAAAGACTTAGCAGATTTGTATTCATATCTCACTAAAGAAAAACACGGTTATGAAACTATAGTTATTGATTCTATTACGGAAATTAACGAAATTATAAAAGCAGAAATCGAAAAGAAGACAGGTCACACTATGCAGCTACAAGATTGGGGAACATTAGCTGCAAAGATCAGAAAATTATTCCGAGACTTCCGTGATTTACCAATGAATGTAATTCTTATCGCTCAAGAATCATACATCACAGATGAAGACAAAATTAAAAAAGTTGTTCCATCTCTAAACGGGAAGGCTGCTACTGAAATAGCTTACTTCATGGATGTTGTAGGATATATTCATCTTGAACCAGATGGGTCACGATGGATAGAAACCAGCTCTAATAGAAAATTGCTTACCAAAGATCGCACAAATGTAATTAGCAATGATGCCAAGATGGATTTTTCAGAATGGTTGAAATTCGCTTCAAAAATTAAAACTGGAAAGCAGAAGGTTGAAGCCACTCATGTACAAGCACCTACTCAAGCTGCTTCACCATCAGGATCAAAGAAACACCTCAGGGCTCTTCAGGAAGAATTAATGGCAAGGGGTGCTAAAAACAAAGAAGAGGCGCTGAATCTTTTAAATAATCTATTGGTAAAATTTGGCAGCGACATAATCTTTGGGACTCTTGACCTATCAGAACAAGACGCCAGCTCAATATTAATTAAACTCTTGCAAATCCCCAAGACACAAGCCAAAGAAGAAACGAAAGTGCACAAGGAACTCAGCAAAGAAGTCACGAAACCAACCCCTAGACCAAAAAAGAAAAAGGAAGTTGAATCTACCGAAGCTTCAAGTTTACCAACCGATTTTGCTTCCCTCAAGAGAATTGCGATTAAATTAAAAATGAAGCTGGAAATAGATGGATTTTTGGATGAATTAAAAATACTTCTTAAAAACGGTGAAATCACACTAGCAACTCATGATAAAATAACATTAGAAGCGCAAACATCCTTGAAAAAACTTAAAAAATCCACTAAAAAATAATCACTATGACAAACGTACAAACGTCATTTCACTACGATAATTCTGCAATAATTAAATTTTATCCAGACAGCCACAAATACAAGCTCGATGGAAGGAAAGATTTTCTAATTGGAGTGACTACAGCCACTGGAATGAAAGATAAGAGCCGTCCATTAATGATTTGGGCTAGTAGACTAACAAGGGATTTCTTAATTGATGCAATAAAAGATGGTCTTCAGTTAGTAACTCCAGAATTAATTGAAGAAGCAGTTAATCTATACAATGTGAAGCGTGAAGAAGCCGCTACATCAGGAACGATGGTCCACGATTGGGCTGAACAATACATCAAAGGTAAAAACCCAGAAGTTCCAGAAGATGAAAAAGTTAGAAACGGGGTATTGGCTTTCATGAAGTGGGTAAATGAGAATGGAGTTAATTTTGAAGCTAGTGAAAAGAAAGTTTATAGTAAAAAGCATGAATATGTAGGAACGATGGATGCCATTTTTACAATGGAATGCGAAGACCACAAAATCCTTCATGCTGGAGATTTTAAAACAGGAAGCGGAATCTATGCAGATCAGGCCTTTCAGGTATCAGCTTACCAAGCAGCAGAAACGGAAGAGCATGGCACAAAGTTTGGTAGTAAGTGGATTATAAGATTTATCAAAGAAGATAAATTTGATAAATACGGCAAACTCACTCAATCTGCAGGGGACTTTTGTGCAAAAGAATTTTTACCTTCAGAACATGAAAGCCACTTCAAGGGCTTTTTGGGGTGCCTAGAAATCAAGAAGCAAGATAAAATATGGGAGAAAGAACACGGATATTATTCAAAGAAAAAATAACAATCATTTTATTCATTAACCAAATTAAACATGATTGCATATAAGCCAAGAAAGTGGAAAGAATATAAAGGTGACTACCAAGTAGAGGTCGCTGAAGTAACCGTTGAAAATAACGGAATGTATGATCCCTCAAGAGAGGATTCAACAGAAGAAGTTTTAACCATCGTGTTTAATATTAACGACCCTGGAACAGGAGAAGTAACACAATTTACTCAAAAGTTTGTTAATCCAGTAACAGGTGGAGGTTTATTCCAGGATCTTTTAGATATTCTTGGAGAGCTTCCAGATAAAGATGGTGGGGAACATGATGAGCAAAAGTTTGTTGGGGTGAAGGGGATTGCAAGTTTTGGGAAAAGGGCAAATAAAGAAAAAAATAAAGAATATGACACAATTATGAAAATAGTACCTCTTGCGGACGATAAGCAGCCCCCACAATCTGAGGGACTTACTCCACCAGTTGGCAAAGATGAGAAGGTTGACGAAGATTTGCCCTTCTCTTAAAAGGTTGATTTACAAACCATTTGGTGGTAAAATTAGAATATGAATGATTTATACAAGGAGTGCATAAAATGCGGTGAAGCAAAGATTGTAACAGAATATTATCTTTATAAAAAAACAGGTCGAAGGTGGGGCGAATGCAAGGAATGTGTAAAGGCCAGGGCGCATAATTATTGGAGAAATGGAAATGGCAAAGAAGTTGACAAGAGAAGAGGTCAAAAGCCAAAAAGGAAGGCGTGGCAAAGAAAGTATTCTGCTGAGATGAGGGTTAAGCACAAAAAGAAAAAATCTGCAGGCCAAAAGTTCTGGAATAAATTCAGATATGGATCAATACCCAAGTTGCCCTGTAAGAAGTGTGGAACTACAAAACTTGTTGAGGCCCACCACCCTGACTATGACAAACCATTTGATATTCAGTGGCTCTGCAGCAAGCATCACAAGGAATGGCACAGGAGCAATGAAGCTAAGAATCCGTTCTAATAAATCCAAACTATGAAATACATCAACCACGGTGGAGTAAAAAATGGCAAATTCGTTCCAGATCATCCTAGATATTTGATAGATGGATTTAAAAGTCTAGAAGGAAAACGAATAACTGTAACCATTGGAAAATTCCGAAAACCCAGGAGTGATAAGGAAAATAGGTACTATCATGGAATTCCTGTAAAGATGATTGCAGATTACATAGGTGAAGAAAACAAAAGACAAGTGCATGAATATTTAAAGGTTTTATTTTTAACAACTATAGAATATAAACAAATAGGTAATACCAATAAAACCCTCAAATTTACTAGAACAAAGTCGACAACAGAACTTTCAACGGTAGAGTTTGAAGAATATTTAGATAGTATACGTAGATGGGCAGCCCAATTTCTAGGTATAGAAATACCAACCCCTAATGAAGTAATCCCTTAATATGAAAAAAATAAAAGAATTTCCTGATTATTATATCACGAAGAATGGAAATATTTACTCTATTGCTCCAAGGGCCAATAGAGGTAGACCTATTAAGCCAGTTAAATTAAAACCCTATAAACAGCATGGATATTGGGCAATAGATTTACAGAAGAATGGAAGATGTTATAAAAAATATATTCACCGACTGATTCTTGAAGCCTTTGTAGGATTATCGCCTAAAGGCTATCAATGTCGCCACTTAAATGGATTAAAAACAGATAATAGGCTTAGTAATTTGAAATGGGGAACACGGGCAGAAAATCAGCAAGATAGGGAATTGCATGGAACTGGGAACCAGGGGGAAAGCCATGGGATGAACAAACACAATAAGAAGTTTGTATTAAAAGTAAGGAACCTCTGTAAAAAATATACACAAAAAGACATTGCTGTCATGCTGAAGATATCACAGTCAACAGTCTCGTGGCTTAATACGCGTGGATGGAAACATTTAAAATAATTTCATATGATAGTAAAAAACCTACAAGAATTCCACAAGGTAGTATGTGAGCGTGACAAATATATCTGTTGCGTATGTGGCACTGACTATTCATATTCTATGTATTTTAATGAAAATGGATTAAACACTTATGTCTGCGCGCATCACCATCCCCACACTCAAAAAGCTCGTCCAGATTTAAAATTTGACACTGATAATGGTGTATGTATATGTGAATCAAAAAGCTGCCATACCAAAGCTCATAAAGGAGAAGTTGAAATCCCAGAGACGGAGCCTGAAGAGTTAGAAGGAGCGATAGAAGGCAATAGAAAAGCGATAGAAAATCCAACGGATCATATCCTTCCTAATGGCCAAAGAGTGCAGCTCAATGACAATGACAAGTTATGTAAATGCGGATTCATCGCAGGCAAATCAGGTAAGTGCATGGGGTGTGAACGCCATGGAAATAAATCATACTTCAAGAAAGAAAAGAAAAAGAAACGTAAAGGGTAAAATAACCACCATTAAAACTTAACAAAACACTATGTCCGAAAAGCAAATAACAAAACATTCAACAGTGACGCGGTGCATCAGAAATAATGTAAAAGATGTTAGGATTAATCACGGATTATCTCAATATGCTCTTGAAAAAATAACTAAATCAATACATCCATATATTTATCTAGTTGAAAAACAAAAAAATCAACCAGGCATCTATAGACTTGCTCGACTTTGTATTGCCCTTGAATGCATACCAGAGGATTTAATATACTTCGATTTCGATCTTGTATATAAGCTTATTGAAGAATTTAAAAGAGAAGACTCTTCTGAAAACAAAATTAATTAAATAAACTGGAGTCCTGCAAAATATGGGGAATATGCAGGGGATGTTGTGAACTTGCATCCTTGGTCCTTCCAGCCCAAACCATAATCATTAACATCACTACTATGGGACACTCAAAACAGGAGAAAATTGATAGGCTTAAGGCTCGCATAGTGTGGCTAGGTGTAGCCAAAGTAAATATAAGAAACGCTATAAGATGTATCAACAAAGCAGTGCTCAACAAGAAAGAGCTTCGCGAAGCTGCAAAGGATGGAGTAATAGATGAGCTTGAAGCAGCAATAGGGACCAGCTCCTATGGAGATATTGGAGAATTATACGCAATGCTTAATGATGAAATCAATGAACTTAAAAAATAACCAACTTGCTGCGCTGCTCGTGATCCTACTTACTCTCTTTGGGTCAAGAATTCATAGGGGGTTGAGGACACGACAGGGCGGCAAACGACTATTGACAAAGAAACCAAAGAATGATATGATATAATGATTCCTTAATAAAAACACTATGCCATTAATAGACAAAATCATTTACTTTACCGCAGGCTTCCTTCTGACAGCCTCAGTAATACTACTTCCGATAGTGATATATCAATTAATTTTTACTTAATATGAAGACTCCATCAAAATTAGCGAAAATAACATTTTCATGGTGGGACTGGATATTGGGCTGCACATTCCTTATTGCTTATAATAACGTAGAGTTCTTAAGTATCGAAAGCACAGTAATAGCAATTCTTTTTGTTATTGGTGCAATTTTATCAGAATACCTAAAATCATGTTACTACATAAAATAATCGCCTATGAACAAAAACAAAATCAGGCCGTTGATGGATCATATTGTTGATATCAACAAATAGATCAACAACAAACATATGCACTTTGTATACAGCTACAGAAAGATAGATACAAACTTAAATCTTAATAATCAACTATGACAAAAGACCAAAAGACCATCACCATAGATGGCATAGACTACGTTCCAAAAGGTAGTGAATCTAAAACTCCTGCAAAGAAACGAGATGGGATGAAATACGTAATTGTACGTACATATTCCGCTGGAGTATTTGCAGGTTATCTCGAGAAAAGGAAAGGAAAAGAAGCTACCATCAAGGATGCTCGTAGAATTTGGTATTGGAAGGGGGCGGCCTCATTATCTCAACTAGCAACCGATGGAACATCCGACCCTGCTGGTTGCAAATTTCCATGTGAAGTCGACAGTATTGATCTTACGGAAGTAATTGAAGTACTGGACGTTACTGAAAAAGCTAAATTATCCATTAAATCCGTGGCAATTTGGTCGCAATAATCCATGAGATATCCTCCTCCAATTAAAAGTAGAATATTTGACAATATAATCAAGACTGACAAAAGGTGTTGGGAGTGGCAAGGAAGCCTTAATACTTCTGGATATGGGATAATTAGTTATCAATGCAAGACAAGAATATTACATCGCCTTTATTGGGAACTAGTGAATGGAGAAATTACAACCAATTGCTTACTCCATAAATGTGACAACAGAAAATGTATAAACCCTGAACATCTTTACGAGGGCACTAAAAAACAAAATAGCAATGATTGTTTAATCAGGAATAGGAATGGACAGAAAAACAAAACACATTGCAAGCGTGACCATAAATATGACGAATTAAACACCAGAATGTATAATACTAGCAGAATTTGCAGAGCGTGCGATAGGTTGAGGTACGCAGGGGAGGGAAGAAACAAACCTAAACTTAAATTATCTAACTTATAAAAATATGGGAACACTAAATTCTGGCTCTGGCTCTGGCTCTGGCTCTGGCTATGGCTCTGGCGATGGCTATGGCTATGGCTCTGGCTATGGCTCTGGCTATGGCTCTGGCTCTGGCTATGGCTCTGGCTATGGCGATGGCTATGGCTATGGCTCTGGCGATGGCGATGGCTCTGGCTCTGGCGATGGCTCTGGCGATGGCTATGGCTCTGGCGATGGCTAAAAACTTCTATTAAATCTTAAAACAAATAACCTAAAACAAACATGAAAAATTTAAACTTTGACAATACACTAAAATCTAAAGTCACAAAAGTCACAATCGCTATCATACTCTTCGTATTTGGGCTTCTAATTTTAATTGCGACGGTTGAGGCCTATGAGAAAGATGCAACGCTAGAATCGCTTAATATGACGTTTAAAAACGTATCTGTATCGTATCAGGAAGGAGTAAATACTCTCGAAGCAGCAAAAAAGGCACATGAGGCTAATAAGGAGACAATGTGTCAATCATGGAAAGCTTTAAAAGCTTATAAGAAAATGAAAGGATTAGAGGTTGATGAAGAATTTAATGGATGTTTTTAAATCATCCGCAAGCAGATGTAAAACTAAATATTATTAACGATAATCAAAATGGAAATAACAGCAAAGAGAATAATAAAAATAGCAACAGTAGCAGTGATAGTAATTATAGTAGCAGCCATGACATTACTAATAGCGGGACTACTGCTGTTGACCTTAACAAGTTGGCCTACGCTGTAGCCATGGCCGAGACTAAAGATTGTACACTCGGAGCTGGAAAGTACTTAAATTGTCACGGCATTATGCACTGGCCAAACGGGAAGAGGCAATTGAGAAGGTTCAATAGCAAAGAAGAAAGTTATGCAGCATTCAAGGAATTATGGCAGCGCGTATATAAAAGGTATCCTGATTATAGTTTAGCTAAACTGTATACTGGAAATGACAGACCTGACAATTGGCTAAGGATCGTAAATTATTATTACAACCAATAAAAATGAAACAACCTTTATCAACAGAACACACACTTCTCCAATTAGGATTTGCAATAGAAGAGCTCAGAACTGAAGAAAATACATGGACTATTGATGCCGTTCAGAAGAAAATTAGAGAAGCCATAGGAACTAATGACCCGCAGCAGGTTATTGTGACAATAGATGCCGTAGCTCCTACTATTAATTCGTTAGCTGAGGACGAAAAAATCCCTGATACGTTACCATCAAGAAATGTGCCGCCTGCAAGAGATACAATTCCGAGCTCACAGTATGATAATGATGATGGAGAGTCTGGTGTATGGGAAGTATCTTAATAACAACTTATGAAGAAAGATAATGTAAACGAAATCTTTGATATTATAGAAAAGGGACAAGCTCGCAACGCGCTAAGCATTCCATATCTTGCGCTGTTGAGGTTGCAGCCTTACGGAAAATATTTAACAAAGGAAAGAATAGATAAGGAAATTGACAGGAGAAATTTGCATACAAATATAGTATATATATTTATTGGCGTAGTTGAGTTTATCTTTTTAGGGATGTTGACATATTTAATAATAATTAAATGAACAAAGTAACTGCCAGACTATTCCAGCAAAAGTTCTCCAAGTACAAACACATGAAAGTAGAAGTACATGGTAGAGACGGTGTGATAGGTGTGTGGGTGCCATGCACTTTGTTGCCAAAGGATGATAAACATTTTTATAATAAAAGGGAAGATTTTGTTTTAGTGGATACAGCCAATGGAACGGTAATTACCCATGAAGATTATGAATAAAAAAGAACTAAAACCCATTGATCATGAAATCAACAAAGCTAAAGAATCAGGATGTTCTATTGAAATAGGAACATATACAATCATGAAACTTGACAAGAAAACCGTATGGATTGAAACATGGGAAGGGGAAGGAATGACCATTGACACGCATGAGCTATTTAAAGTTATTGATAAATTTTATAAATATAATTTTTAAGTCATATGAAAAAAGAAAACTACACTTCACTAGAATTATCTCGAAAGCTCCATGAGGCTGGGTGTAAGCTGGAGAGTGAGTATGTCTATGTGGATACAAGGAAGAGTTGGAAGAAATATAACCACTATAATACAAAGGGATTCATTCCGTTCAATGATATAGATGAGAGTGATTATGAATGTGAACTTGTGAAAAACGAGGAACCCTTCCCAAACAAAGGGTATAATGAATCATCCCCGCTTCCAGCCTACGACTTCCTTAATGATATAGCTTGTAAGTATGCTAGTTCATTCTTTGGAGAGTATTACAAAATTCGTTCAGAGGAAATTCTACATATGTTATATCAAAAGCGAAAACAAGAAGCCGAGAAATATATTGAACAGCACTCATTATTCTTTAAAAAAGATCATGAATAAAGAAGCGCGAATCAAAATTAGAGATGAGAAAGCCCTTTCAATAGAAGTATTGAGGGCTTTAAAGTTTTTTAGTGGGCAATTACGAAAAGGCTGGAGTATACAAGAGGCTATGCATCAGGTAGAAAGTCAATATGGAGAAAGGGTATATTTTTATTTTTTAAGTGCTTTCAAACTATGAAACAAGATTACACACCATTTATGTGTGAAGATCCTATGCATCAAGTTCCTGGGAACATAGAACCTTGTTGCGCCTTCAAGGTTTATAAATCTTGCATTAATTGTCATCGACGCTTTGAAGCACACGAATTAAAACCGACGAAAACCCCACATGGGCTAATAGATCAAGCCATTTGTGCAGATTGTCACAAATTGTGACAGACTGAGGATTCTGGTGTGTGGAAGATATCATAACCAAAAAGATCATGAATAAAGAAATATTAGACGCTTGTAACCAAAAAGATGATTAAAGCACTAACAAAAAAAGACTTGGGACAGTGGGTCTACTATAGGAAAGGAAGCCTGGAAGAGGAGAGGGGGAAGATCAAATCCTTTTCTGATCTCAGCGGCACAGCATTTGTGGTATATAAGGCAAATGGGAACTGGGATCTAGACCACTGGAAAGACTATACTGCCGCTGCAACTAGCTATAAAGACTTAACATTTTAACCAAAAAGCTCATGAAGAAAGAACAGGTAGAAAATTTGATCGATAGATTAGCAAGAAAGATGATGGCTCCAGATTTAGAAGATGAATTTCCATTTGAACGAAAGATTACAGAGGAAGGGCAGCTTTGCTACGAAGAGATAAATAGTCCTGTTAATATTGGTGATGTTTTAGAAGAGATATACCATCATGGAGGACTGAGACTGAACTTTGAAGAACCTTCAAACTTCTATCTCTCTAAAAGTGTCAAACTTCTACGATTCTGGAGGCCTTGCGGCTTCACCAAATCATTACAGGATATTAAGGAAGAGGATACGGAAGAGGGGAGGCAATTATTTAAGTTTCTATTAACTATGTTTCCAAATGAAAGCTAATAATAGGCCAAATAGAGGAAGGCAATATTCAGTCTGGGCAAGTATGATCCAGCGGTGTCATAATCCTAATAATAAAAACTATAAATGCTATGGCGGTTGTGGAATCAAAGTATGTAGAAGGTGGAGAAAAAGTTTTTCCAATTTTTGGAAAGATGTGAAGGATGGGTATCACGATGAACTCACTCTAGATAGAATTAATAATAATAAAGGATACTATAAAGAAAACTGTAGATGGGTTACAAGATCTGAACAATTAAGAAACACAAAACGCAATATAAATATTACCTACAAAGGAAAAACGCAAATACTCAAAGATTGGTGTAATGAATTA